GTTAAATCTAAAATAGAAACAATAAACGCAGAAGATGCAAAATCAAGTAAAATTTTTGGAGAATAAAAAATAATGAACAAAACAGAACTACAATCAGAGATAATGTCAATATTATCGATGCAACCTACTGATTCACAACAAAATGCAGATCAAATTAAGCGACAAATTGCAGAGAGTTTGGCATCAATAATAGATAGATATGTCCAATCTCAAATTGGCCAAAGATTAGCACTAATAACAACATCTATTACATGCCCAGCCCCAGCAGGAGTTCCTACTCCCACTGCTACCTATCCTCAATTTATTAAAGTATCATAATTATTTATTATGATAAGTTTCGAAAATGTTGGTTACAAAGTTTACGAATCAAAAAACCTAACTAATCCATCTATTTCAGAAACTCCTATTGGAATTTTAACTCCATTAAGAATTAGTGATGCAAGCGAAACATTTTTTGAAACAACAACAGATGTTAACCAAGTAATAAAAGATAATTTAAAAAACTTATTACTTACGAATCATGGCGAAAGATTGGGGCGTTATTATTATGGGGCAAATTTAAGGGAACTTGTACTTGACTATACAAGTGTTGATAATTTTAACGCAGAAGCGATGGCTAGAATAAAAACGGCGGTTAGAGACTATATGCCTTATATTAAACTTAGTGGCTATAGTTCGAAAGCTTATAGAAATGCCTATGATTCTGTAACTAAAGTTGAAATTCTTATAAAATTTATAATTGAAAAATTAAATATTTCTGATGCTTTTATAAAAATTGAGTTGTTTGTAACATAATATTTAAAATTGTCATGTCATCTGATCTATCTAAAAAAGAAGTCCTAAAACAAGTTATTGCCCGATCTTATTTAAATAAAGATTTTCAAGGTTTTAGGAATGAAATGGAAAAACATATCAGAACCTACTATTCTGATAAAATAAAAGATTTATCTGTGGGAAGTTTTATGGGCATGTTTTTAGATGTTGTATCGATGGTCGGAGACACACAATCTTTTTACTTAGATCATCAATTTCACGAACTTTCGCCAGAAACAGCAGTTGAGCCGAGAAATATTGAAAGACATTTAAGAGACAACAGGGTTCCTATGACTGGGGCGACTCCCTCTGTGGTAGAAGTTACTTTCGAAATAGAAGTGCCCGCAGTTAAAACAGATACAGGTTACGTTGTTGACGAAACTTGTTTACCCAGAATTGATGAAGGTACTGTATTAAACAGTAAACAAGGAATTATTTTTAATTTAACTAAAAATGTAGATTTTTCAAAAAAAGATAAAAATAATCAATATAAAGCAACTATCGAGGTATCACAAAGGGATAGCGATAATAATCCAACATTTTTTTTAATGAAATTATCAGAAATTTGTATTTCTGGTCAAACAGCAATAGACTCTTTTACTTTTAATGGATTTGAACCTTTCAAAACTTACACGCTTTCATATGAAAATGTAACAGATATTATTAGTGTTGTTGATAACGAAGGTAATCAATATTACGAAGTTGAAAACTTAGCAAATGATACAGTGTTTGTAAAACAGGAAAATTTGCAAAATGATAATGACGAATCTGAAAGTATTTTATTTTTAAAAGCGGCACCATATAGATTTATAAAACAAAATAGCTTGGCAACTGGTTTATCTACCCTTCGCTTTGGCGGGGGAAATGCTCAAACTACTGACAATGATTTAATTCCAGAACCATCAAAATTTGCACTTCCTTTATATGGGAAACAAACATTTAATCGAATTACACTAAATCCAAACAATTTATTGTCAACAAACACATTAGGAACAATTGTTCCTAATAGCACCGTTACAATTACATACCGCTATGGTGGCGGATTAAGACATAATATAAATTCAAATTCAATATCAAACAACATAGATACTTTATATCTAAATTTTCCTTCCAGTGTATCAAAAGAAAATGCAAACTATGTGAAAAACTCAATAAAAGTTTATAATTTAAAAGATGCCTCTGGCGGGCTTGACGCATTGACTATAGATGAATTAAAAACTCTTATTCCCGCGTTTGCCGCAGCGCAATCTAGAGTAGTAGAAGTAAAAGATGTTATTGCTAGAATTTATACTATGCCATCTTCTTTTGGAAGAGTTTTTAGAGTAGGAATTAAAACAAATCCATGGAATAACAACTCTTCACTTTTATATGTTATTTCAAAGGCATCTGATAACACTTTGACAATTAGTAACGACACCTTAAAACAAAATTTAAGCAAATATTTAAATGAATTTAGAATAATCCCTGATTCTTTTGACATACTAGATGCACAAATATTGAATTTTAAAATTGAATATCAAATTAATATAGCAAAAAATCAAAACAAACAAATAGTAATACAAAATATTAACAAGAAATTAGAAAAATATTTTAGTATTGATAATTTTCAAATAGGCCAACCGATAAATATATCTGAAGTTACAAATATTATTTATAATAATATTGGTGTTTTATCATTGGAATATGTTAAGTTTACAAATCTGTCTGGTGTTATAGGAGATCGAACCTATAGCGATATTTCTTATAATTTTGATGCGAATGCAAAAAAGAATATAATTCTTCCTCCGAGTGGAGGAATTTTTGAATTAAAATATAAATCTAGTGATATTTTAGGATCGGCAATTTAAAACTATGTATAAAATTATAAAAGCCTCAAAAGACGCATACATACAAGATAAATGGATTAATAACGTAAGACAAGTGCATTCAAATACTGGTTTAGCTTCTTCTATTGATCTTTATTATCTATATAATGAAACGGTCACTGGACTAACAGGTTCTGCTTTAAGTCAAAGTTTAAAAGAATCTTCTCGTGGATTAATTTATTTTGATTTATCAAGCCTACAAGCTTTAACAAGCTCTTTTTTAGATTTTACAGATCCAACATTTAAAGTTTATCTTTCGTTAAAAAACATTTATGGCGGCGATCAAACACCTTCAAATTTTACATTAACTGTTAATCCTCTTGCCAAAAGTTTTTCTGAGGGTACAGGTTTTGATGTAATAGAATATAGAGATTTGGATTCTGTTAACTGGTTAACCTCTAGTAAAAATGGAAATTCTTTTATTACATGGTCTGTTAGCGGCGCTAATGCAAGCGGTTCAATAGGTGATTCAAACATTGATTTTTATACTAATTTTGAAAAACAAGTTTCGTTCGACACAGGTCAAGAAGATTTATATACAGAAATAACGCCTTTCGTTTCAGCAGTATTTTCTAATCAGTTGCAAAATAATGGTTTTAGAATTGCTTTTTCAGCTTCTATTGAAAACGGAACAGAAACTTATTTTGTTAAAAGATTTGCATCTAGACATATAAATAAAGAAAAATATCAACCAAAATTAATTTGTTTATATGATAACACTAATTTTGAAAACAATTCAGAGTTGTATTTTAATTTTGATAACAAAATTGGAATAAAAAATAAAAAATTTGAAGCGTATTCAAATTTTATATCTGGTTCTAGTGAATTAACTGGGTCTAATTGTGTACTGTTAACATTAGTAACTTCAAGATCTATTAGTTATACTACAACATCATTTAGCACATCTCATTCAAAAAGTATTTCTTATAATACTAGATCTATAGTTTTTTATAGCCAATCATTTACAGGATCTCAATTAGTTATTGGAAATAAAAATCAAACTGGTAATTATTACGCAACTGTTAATTTAGATTATAATAATCCAAATTTTGTCATATTTCACTCAAATAGTTTAGAAGAAATTTATTTTAACCAATATTGGAAATCGGTAGATGAACAAGTTTCTTTTGGTTCTGGTCCAATGTTACGATTTAAAAAACAGTCATCTTTTGCTGGTGGTTCAATAGATGGACCATTAGTTATTACAATACAAAATTTTAAACAAGAATATCAACAACAACAGCATGTAAGATTTGATGTCTTATTAACAAATAATCCTAGCTCCATAACAAAATTTTCACGATTCGAGACTTCCCAACAGCTTTTAAGCAAAGAAGTTTATTATAGG